CCATAACCGTTGTGCTGGCCTGCACAGTATCGAATGCCGAACTGATGGAAACTCCCCCATTGCCAGGGCTCAATGATATCTAACTGAGTCCACAAATCCCTAACCCTCCCGGGCACAGGAGTAGCCGTTAGAGCAAGACGTCTTTCTGTAACCGCAGCAATCTTCCGAGCAGAGTCCAGGCTGTTCCCAAGACCATCGAAGCGAACTGATCCATCAGGCATAACTGTCGCCTTGGTATGTTTGGGCCGTCGTAGCCAGTGGATCTCATCCCATACAGCTACGTGGGGCCGAGCACGGACAATCTCATCTGCCCAGTATTTGATTGTCTCCCACGCAGTAATGTACAACTTGGTAGGATCGAGCACTATCTTTCTTGCCTTCTGCCCTTTCAACAACACGGGCTCAAGAACTGTGTAGCGTTCGCACTGCTCCGCCCATGTCCCCCGGGCCGCAGCTTTGGTAACAACGAGCTTGATTCCCATCGGCGCGATTCCGATTGCATAGACCAGTCCGACTAAGGTCTTGCCTGCTCCAGGAGGAGCCCACCCATGCGACCCGGGCATTGCGAAAGCCTTGCGAAGCATTCGACGCTGATGCTCTTTCGCGAATCCATTGAGGTCTTGTCTCAATAGAGGGTTGGATAAGAACCCAGAAACTACCTCGTCGGGAACTTCTCGAATACCCGGTGAGGGCCATCCAATAACTGAATGGGCGTTCAGTGGAACTCGATAGGATCCATTCTTGTTTGTCCAGATGCCAGGGATATTCTCCGCACCATCGGGCACACTTCTGCTAAAGACGAACGGCCTGTTTTCCATCGTCTCTTCTCCTTTGTTTTTATGAAAGACCTGAGTCAACCCCGGGCATTGCTACTACTGTTTCTTCCTTGCGTTCAGGGAGATTCAAGTAGGCTTGGAACTTCTTACCTCCGAGTTGAATCCATTGAACTCGAACGTCACCGACTCCAATGAATGCGAGACGAAGAGTAGATTCGGGTCGAATGTCTCGGCGTCCGTTCCTCTCACACCATGTTCGATACGAGCCGTAGATCAGTTCACAGGGAAGAACTCCCCGTCCTGTAACCACGTCATTGTGGGAAATGCCAATGTACTCCGGACCAGGAGGATAGTCAGCAATCGCGTCGGCAGCACCGACTTCAGCTACGAGATCCACGAAATGGTCCACGCTTCCTCGGGATGCTTCCTGAAGAAGCTTGCGAGCCTTAGCAGCATAGGGACGGGAGATGAGTCCGTAGTCTACTTCCATCGCATGGAGATGATGAGCGAAGGCTCTAACTTCCAGCGCGAAAGAACGAGAATACTTTCCAGTCTTAGGATTGAAGCAACCGGAGAGCATCCGCCTGTAATCCCAATCACACCCACCGGGCACAAGAACAGTGAAGCGGCGGTCATCCTTCTCAATGATGAGAGGTCGACGGTCATTAGAAGTGAGCCACCATGTCATGCGGTTCTCAACTTCCGCTCGGGCAGCATAGGGAGCACGACAAGGAACTCGGTCGTCTGTGATGTATGCCTTCAACGCAGGGATGACAGCATCCTTATCTCGGGAACCTGCAACCGTTACCTCGTCTGCGAGCACCAGAAGCTTAGTGACATAGCTGGCATTGAAGGAGTCCCGAAGGGCTTGGTTGGAGACGATAGCGGAATTCCGCTCTCCCACAGCAGCAGATAGGATTCGACCGAACATCGACTTTCCTACTCCTTGCTGCGGAGACATACAAAGAACTGCCACCATGGAACGACGCTCAGGATGCTGAACAACAGAAGCACTCCAGTGCATCAACCACTCAATCGCCTTCTCGTCTCCGTCGCAGAGGACACTGATGAGTTTCTGCACTCTCTCAAAGTCCCCTTCCAACGGGCGAATCTCTGGACGTGCGTAAAGATTGAGCATCGCTCCGAGACCATCTTCATAGACGGTAGGACCACGAGAAGAATCGCAGGAGAATCCATAAACTTGCCGAGAGAGAATGTGATCAATCATGGCGTTGACGTGATGTCCGTCGAGACCATCGGAGAGTTTCCCAATGAGGTGATTGAAGATGCCATCTTTTCGTAGCGGCGAGCCTACCTGCCAAGCTCCTTGCTGCCTGCGATAGAACACATTCTGAGGAGCGTTGAACACGATGTTCGAATCAATATAGAAGCGGAGCTTTTCTGGAATCTCTTCGAGTAGTTCCTTTCTCTTCGTTACCGAGTGAGCAACAGACCCACGCTTCTTTCCTTTCTTCTTCTTCCCTCCGGCATCTCTCAACCAGAACTGTTTCTTCTCGTGCGTATGCCTCTCGCTGGTACACATCAAGAAGGCGCGACCGTCATTCATCACTCGCAGAAAAGCAGATCCGAAAGATGCGTCTTCTTGAAAGGGGCACGCGCACTTATGTTTACCCTTACCCAGGGCAACAAGGTCTCCGACAGAAGCCGTGTCTTTTCCATCCTCAGAAAGGATGAGAGTAGTGGAGGCAGTTAGGACCAGTCCAGAGGCTCCTGAGTCGCCACTCGTTTCTTTGGTATCAGACATCAATGAATCCACACACAAGGGATTAGATGATACCTCTAAGAAACTCTGAAAGGAAGAACCAGTTCTACGAACTGGGATCGCGTAGAGCCTCGCGATATCACTGCATCCAGTATCTACTCCTTCTGTGTATCCGATTAGAGCCAGTGCTTCCTCTCGAACCTTCGTAAACTCTTTGGGGCTGACTGGGCGGGAGAGAAAAACAACGACGCGGTAACGTGGTTCTTCATCTGTATGCGACCAAGTAGTGTAGACACAATGAGCAAGAGCGAGGTCGGACAAATGCTCTGCCATCCGCTCCGCACTCCAACCAGGATGGTCGTAGTCAAAAACAATCGCGGAGATCTTTAGTACGTTGTCGTTGGCGCGTTTGCTCTTTGGTCCACTCTCGGGAAACAGCGCGGGGCTCCAGCAGTGAAGCTTGTTCTTCGGGAACTCCGTTTGTCTCCAAGGGGGATCCGTGAAGAACTTCTCCAGTTGACTGGACTGCTTGACAAGAATACTGGACGGACGTACAGTAGTGAAGCCACCTCGGAATAGACTCATGTTCCAGGGTAGCCATTCAATGTTATTCATGCTCGACTCCTGAGAACCTCGTCCCTCGATGCTTTGACTCCAGCGGGGGGCGAGGTTTTCTTATAAGGGATTACATAGAGATACCGCAGCGATCTGGATGGAACCAGAGCAAAGGTCGTTTTCCGTGCTGACGAACTTGCTTCTGGAAGAAGCCATATTGTCTCAGTAAGCGGGAAAGTTGATTCTTATAGGCTTTAGGTCGAACAACTATATCAGGACCAGCAGCTTCGATGAGCATATCAAGTGTAAATCCATAGTCTCCGAGATCCTTAGCTACCTTACAAATCGTAGCGGCACTCGGATATTCAGAAAACCCGATGACATCTTTCTTCACATCCTCCGGGCAGATAGAACCCATGAGTAGCGGCCAGTCTTTGATTCCCTGTGTCGCGAATCGCAAAGCGATGACGGATGCTTCCAGTCTGGAAGTTCCCAATGCTTTTCCAAGTCTTGAAGCGAGGGAGAAGAGTTCATCTTTCTGAGATCCTCGGGCAGTCTCCTGTTCGATTCCGGATTGGATTCGTTCTTGTTCTCTTAGATCGTGTTCCGTGAAAGTTTCTTTTGTCATGTCTCTACTCCTATTGGGGTTGGATTGTTCCGTCAGCCAACACAAAGAAAGTGAAGCATCCACTCACAGCTACGACTTTCACCGAGCCATTTACTTGAGGAAAGGTAAGCACCTTGTCTCCAGGATTGAATGTCCGAATCATGTCGGCGCAAATATCAATCGACTTGTTCATCTTCTCTGCGTTCAATGGTCTTGTCTTTGTCATCTCGTGTTCTCCAGTTGGGGTGATTGGTGGACGTCCAACATCACGCTGGACAGTTCCAAAACTTAGAGGAGGAAAAAACACCATCTATCTTGAGATAGATAGATTGATTCAAATCCTCTAATAGTTTATTCTTCTTCTACTCTAAAGTTAGTAGACAGAAGAAAGAATGAAATGAAGGGATTGTAGGTAGTTAGGTATGTCATGGCAACTAAGTGTACTGTCCCATCGGAGTGGGATCTGGGGGGTGTACCTCTTTGAACCTTGACTTCCATGTCCATACAACTACATCTTATCAAAGGATATGGGTCAGTGCAACCCGGAAATCAACTATATTTGCCAAGTCCCTGTGACTCTCATGACATGCTTTTCTGAAACCCTCGTTTGGTAGCGGCGTAGCGGCGAGAGATAGGGCTATCACCGACCCCCCTCCAGAACTGGGGAAGGGGGTGCGGCAAGAAAAAAACCCCCGGGAGAGCGAATCTCCCGAGGGTCGAGTTTAGTGAAACTATCAGTCGGAGAAAATGAACCAAATCATGTAAAGTCCAAGAACCCAAACTATCGGAGTGAACTCATAGAAGAACATTCTACAGGCATTGAAGCAGAGCGACCGATGCGGCAGATTGAACTTCTGTGGCTTTGTCTCTCAAGTCCTGAAGGGTTTTTCCGAGAATCTCTTCGTACTCCTCAACGAGATCTCCCAACTCGATTGCAGTCTTCTCTTTTGTTTTGAGAGCACGCTTTCCGAGTTCTTCCTCGTGGAGAGATTCCGAAAGGTTCTCCAACTTCTTCTCGACTTCAATCACCAGGGAGTCACAAACAGCATTCAATGTCTCCTGGTCAGTTGTGGTCTTCATTCTCCACGTCGTGTTTCGAGGTTCTGCCTGCTCGACGACATTGACGATAGCTTCCCACTCGGCAGCTTTGGAGTTCGGGATCCAGTAGAAACCTCCCCGAGGCCGAAGAGGGATTCCCGAAAGTTGATTGCACGCCTTGACCAGAATCGTTCCGAGCTTGGCAGCAGTAACTTGCGTTCTTTCTTCAGCGAACAAGGACTTGATCTGCGGGATTGCAGGATGGTCCGAAGGGTTAGAAAGCATCACGCCTCCCGACACCGCGATTCGAAGTTCTTCCTCATGGACGAGTTTCCTCTGACCAGAGGGGAGAATCGTCTCACTCTCGTCGACGACCGCGAACCCAACAACTCCTTTGAGAGGACGAATGATCTTGTTGCGAGAACGGAAGTTCCGAGAGATTGCTCTCTTGAGAGCTTGTCCTTCATTCTGAGTTTCAGGAAGCAAGTCGACTCGTCCGATAGATTCGAACCCGTCGCGTAGTTTCGAGATTTTGGTTCCATCCACCAGACTCCAGTAGACAGTAACTCCGTTGTGCTTGATTTGCTTTTCGATGCTCATGGCATCTCCTTTGTTTTTCGGCGCTTGATTGCACCAGCTAACTTACCGACGAGAGCCGATAAGTTAGAGGGAGAATCACGCTTCAGCAGGTTTCATGCAGGTGAGAAACAAGACCGCGAGCATTTCGAGATCCGTCAATGTTCTGCACTGCTCCGCAATCCACTCGTCCCAATCTTGTTCAGTCATTCTCCACCTCCACGACTTCCACCCATTCCGGGCAGTAAGAACGAGTCGAGTGTCCGATTAGACAAACGATCAAAGTGATTCCATCGAGTTCCTCCTCCCGAGGAAAGGAGAAGAATCCGTCCGTCATGACAACAATACAATCGGGAGTTTCCTGAACCGCTCTCTGGAAGAGAGGCTTCATGTCAGTACCTCCGCGAGATTTGATCTCGATGTCCTTGACGTCGTGGACATACTCCGCGAAGTCGACTTTCACGTCTCCAGTAACCACGAAAGTTTCTGATGCTGACATCTGGAGAACTTCTCCAATCTCGCTGAAGCAATCATTCAAGTCCTTGTCCGACATCGAACCCGACGAATCTACCACCAGGGCAGGTTTCAACGATGGCTCGTACAGGGCAGGAAGAACAACGTCATCATAGAGAGCAGCAACTCTCTTGTTCGGTCGCGAGAACGTAAGAGCAGAAGCTCCGATAGTTTTCTCTTGAGACTCGCGCAAGAGTTGAGAGAAAACTTGCCGCCAGTCTACTTTCGGAGGTTCGAGAACCTCACCCGCCCACTCGACGAGATCCGATGGCATCGATCCAGGATTGTTCTTCTCTTGTTCCTGAATCTCTTTGGCGCAAGCTTCCTGAATGTCATCAAGATCTTCTTGAGTGCATCCAGGATTCTCTTCTGAAGGAGGACCGAGTTCCCAAGATCTCTCTCCACCAGCAGCATCTCCATTCTCTCCCAGGTCAGAATCGTCTTCCTCGTCCTGTTCTGGAAAGCGAGTATTCTCATAGTAATACTCCAGGGTTTCTCCCCAAGGGAGCGGATACCCGCTCTTGCTTGGGAAGGTAGAAGGAAAGATGCAGTCCTTGGGGAGATTGTCTCTCAAGAATCGCTGACTATTCATCGCCATATCCGCAGCGAGATTAGCATTCCTCATGTTGATGGGACTTCCGTCTTTCTCCTTCATTGCTCGGAAGCGTTGAAAGTGATTTCGGAGAGGATGCTGCACCTCGTGAAGGAGGGAAGCAATCGACTGGAGAGTTGTCTCCTTCCCCGGGCCGACAAGAACATTCGGATCGACATAGATTCGATTCCACTCGTCGACGCACCAGGAGAATCCTGATTTCTCCTTCAAGCCAGGAGTGACAACCAGCTTTGCAGCAAAGATGGCTGATGCCATTGATGGATAAACCTCGAAAGCTCCGAGGCGGATAAGTTGCAGTTCCTTCCGGGCCTGCTTGATTTGTTGTTCTGTAGAGTTCATGAGTTTTTCCTTTGTTTACCAGAAGCTAATGATTTCAGATGCTGGAGAGAAGAAGTAGGTTTCTCCGCTCCCACGGATTTTGACCCAACGATGCTTTGCCTGACTTAGGGATGATTTCCCATTCCAAGAAGCACACAACAAGACGCGAGGAAAGGTAGGCTCTCCTGTCCTCGGGTCAGTTTCCCAACAGTCCAAAGGAGGAATGTTAGAAGGAGCAAACCCGAACTTGACGAGTTCCCGGAACCAATCGTAGGTCCAGTACAATCTCATCCACTTGAGGACTTTCGGATATCTCTGTCCGTTCTTCTTTAGAGAATGTCCTCGCATGAATGATTCCGCGTAACTCTTCAGTCCGGGAGAAGAAAGATCCGGTCCTGAGAGTCCACAAGGTTCGAGCGTTCTTCGGAACCACTTGTCCGTGATTTCCTTATAACTTCCGCCTCGATAGAATCGGGAAGCAGTATCGTCCATCGGAAAGAACCGGACAGATGTCCGATGGTCATCAGCTTCCATCGCATGCCTCATCCACTTCGGTCGATCTGACTCCGTGGGAGAACAGCGAAACTGAGTTCCGACAACTTGCAAAGAACGGTTCCACCGTGATTCATGTCTCTCCCGGGCAGCTTTAGCTTCCGACCGGAAAGATTCAGGAATCAGCGCAAGAACCTCGGAGGGGCTGACTTTCCCGTGTGCTCTAACCTTCTTCTTGCTGACTTCTCGGAGAGGAGCAACAAGCGCGACGGCTTCTTCTATGTTGTGGTGGTCCTTCAAGAGATTCTGGATTCGGTAGCCACTCCAAGAAGTGTAGACCCTCCATGCACAAAGAACTTCCCAACAACGACATCGCCACTCAGGCACAATCGCCTGCATCGCAACAATCTGATCGAGAGAGTTCTTGCTCCCCCGCCGATGGGCGGGAAGAGCAATACTTGCGCGTCCAGAATCATTCTTCATCAGGAGGAGCGAATGGTGCTCCCCGAGACATCTCACTTTCGTCCACTCAGCAGGATACATCTTACTTGACATGAGTCCGTCCCCCTACTGGCCGATGGTGGTGAGAATCTTCTTGAGGCCGATAAGCATTTCCCCGAACTCGCTAACAGTCGGGTGCATGCCTCGGTTGGACACCAACTTCCGTCCTTCTGGACGTTGGAGAAGTTTCCCCAAAGTCCGTGCAGCGAGAGTTGCGAGGTCCTTGTCGTTCGTCTTGGAGAGAAGCTCCCAAGCATTCCAGAAGTCTCCTTCATCCATCGTGACAGAAACCCGTGCGGCGACAGCAGTATAGAAAGCAAACTGCTTGTCGGTTCGTGCGGGAATCTCGACAGAGGAGGGATCCTTCAAAGCTTGCAGCACGTCAAGACCTTCATCCTTCATGCGAAGCCAGGAAGCATATTCTCTCCCGAGTCCTTCACCGACCATTCCACGAAACAGAATCTCGCGAGCCCGCAAGGAAGCACCACACTCCCGGGCCGTCGTGTCCGACTTGATCAGGTTCGTCCAGGTTCGAGGATTGCCCCGCGTCTTATTCATGAACTCGCGAGAAGGCTCTTGGGCGAACCCGGAAGTTTCATCGAAGTTTGGCGCGTCGGGATTTCCCTTAGAAGCCAGGAAGGAGATGACGTCAGCCGCTGCCTCCTGAGTTCCCGGGAACCAGTTCCCTTCCAGCATGTTCTCCGCCCAGTGAGCAAAGTCCATCTTCCACTGCATGTGCAAGAACCGCGTTGCTACCGGAGGAGCGAGATGCGTTGGATTGACCGCGATCTCGGGAGGGTTAGCCAGCGCGATGATGTGAGTCAGGTTCTCGTCGAGCCGGATATCACCCGTAACTTTCTCCGAGGTGAGAGAAAGAAAAGGAGCCATCGTCGCTTTGTTCATCGTCGTGAACTCTTCAAAGATGAACACGTAAGAGTTCCCCTTTGCCTGTTCTTCCATGGCTTCTTTTATGGCTCGGAGCACCGGGACGCGTCCCCAATCTCCGTCAGCACCCCGGGCAAAAAGCCCCGCCACGTCAGTTGGCTCCATCGAGTTCCCGTTGAGATACCAGTATTTCACTGGCGAGCCGTCAGGGTTTACGAGCCGGTCCTGGATGAACTGCTCAACTCCCCGCGACTTTCCGCATCCATCCATTCCCCAAATGAGAACTGGCTGAGAGGGTTTACTATTCAACGCTACATCGAGCGTTTCGAACAACACTTGCATTTTCGAGAAATCCATTTTTCTCTATTCCTTTGTTTTGAGTTTCCGTTAGCGGAATGCTACCGGCTAAACCCCCCGGGCAGAAGAACCCGGGAAGTTTCGTCGGTATCATTTCTTGCGAATCGCTTCTGTGAGAAAACGACTCTCGTCGAAACGAGGGTTTTGTTCTTGGAACACACGCGAGAACTCAAGAGCCAGAAAGGCTCGGAGAGATTCTGACATCCGGGTCGTTCGCAGAATCCGCGCGGTTGCTTCAAAGTGTTTTCGGGTAGGCATAAGATTTATCCTTTGTCGTAGCGGCAATAAGAGAGGGGCTGGAGCGGAGTGGGTTGCCGCGTTCACACTCACTCCAGAAAGATTCTAATCCTCGAAAGGCGAGATGGTGCTTGCTGACTCCAGGGGAGATTCTTTCGCAAGCATCCAGATGACGGACATCTCCTCTTCCTCGGAGAGTTTCCGAGAAGGGGAGGGGGAGGAGTTCTGCTCTTCAAGCAACTCGCCAACATAGGCAATCGAGCAAAGAGCAAGAAGGAAGAAAGAGAGAATAAGCATAATGATTCCAAGTAGTTAGGGAGAGTTTAGTGTTTCTCGAATAAGGGAAAAGAAGTCGCGGTAGCGGCAAGAGGTGAGGGGCTATCTCTCCGAGAGCATGGAGCCGAAAGCTGCTCCAAGACAGGAGCCCAAAAAGCCAAGACGCAAGAAAGCCCGGAGAGTCGAACTCTCCAGGCCTCTTGTTTCGGGCTTCTCGCCTACTTGCTTTCGGTCACTGCTTCCACGATGGCAAGAGCGGTGTTCTCGTCGATGGAGTGCTTCTTGCAAAGTGCCGCGACTACCTGGTCAGCGTCAAAGCCAAACTCGAACAAGCCCTTAGCATCCTTTCCGGCTTCACCCCGAATCTTCCGCTCGGCTGCTTTCGCTTTTCCTTCTGGGTCCATATCCGCGATTCCTTCAATCTCGTAGGACTCTTGAGCCCGCAAGACGTCAGAATCGGCGAACTTGATAAGGCACATATGACCGATGACGTCACCCTTCTTGATGTCCTTCTTGGCCGTCAGAACAACCGCGTTCCCTTCCGGAGCTTCCTTGTGCGAAATAGCCAAGGAGAGTCCAAACATAAGGTTCTGACTGGCTTGAGTATCCCATTGAGAAACGGCCAAGTTGACGGGCTTTGACTTACCCTCAACTTCCATGGACTTGCCGCCTTTCTTGGGGCTACGGAGGGTGAACATTTTGCTTTGGAGTTTCGACATTTTGATTTTTCCTTTGTTGTCGAGTTTCGGCTTGCTCGCCGTGAGAAGAAAAACATCCTCGCTTTTCTTACGAATATTATAACTGATTTGAGCGACAAATGATAGTTATCCTTGTCAAGAAGTTGTAAAGTCTAACTTGACACGTGGCGAGAAACCGAAAACTCGACGACAGCGAGAAACCGAAAACTCGACATTGGGGGGGCTATCCCGCTCGCGCTCACGAACAAGTTCGTTCGCGCTCGCGATTTCCACAAGTTGCACTTGTTCCAATCTTTCCTTCACAAAGCTTTGGCTTTGCTCGGAGGAGTAAGCTGCAAGCTGCAAATGATGAGGCGCTAAACGCGCCGCTCATTTAGCAAGCTGCATAATGAGGAGCCGCTAAACGCGGCGCTCATTTTCGCGAACCGCAAATGATGTGTTGCTAAACGCAACGCTCATTTTCTGCGATGCTCGGGCTACGCCCTTATGCCACGGCGCTACGCTATGTGTGGCATAGGGGGGGATCTCCGATCCCCCTCGTTCGCTGAACGCTTACTCCCCTCCGGGGGGATGACCCGCCAAGGGCGGGGGCCTTCTCGTCGCGATGCTCCTCGTCGGGCTCGCTCGCGCTACGCGCTTCCCTCGGTCGAGTTCCGCGTTCCACGCTCCACGCGGTCTTACGGGTCTCGTCCCGTTGGTCCTCGACCCCCATCCCCTCCGGAGGAGGGACCGTTTCCGGTTGACCCCCCTCTTTCACGCGCGACCCATTTTTGGGTGTCCACCAATGGCTACTAAGTTATCATCTACCCATGCGAACGGATTCATGGTTAGAGCTTCTGCGACTTCCTCAGTTCGGGAAGGACCCATTGCCCGAGAGGGCGAAGTTCCAGCATGTGTTGTATGCCCTGGGGTTGTGTCCTCCGATTATGGAGGTGCAGACTACTGCTCCCCTTCGGGCAAACAAGATGATCTTTCAGATACGAAAGAGAATGTGCTATCTACCGACCTTTAGGGAGAACGTCTTTAGTAAGACGATGGGAGTCGCGCATAGTGGGTGGACGGATCACGCTGCGCGAGCTTTCAATCTTGAGGAACCGCCTACGCCGTATGAGGTTGCGACCTTCACCCTGGGCCAACCCCGTCAGGGAAAACCGCGCAGGTTTTTCCAAGGGATCGCGACGAGAGCACCGAAGATTCATACGAGCGCGTTCCAGTGGTGGTTGATGGGACTGGGGGATGAGGTTTTGGAGGAGTTGGTGCCCGGATGGGAGGGTGCGAGGAGTGAGTTCATCAAGACGCTGATGGGCACTTCTTCCTTCGCGATGTGGGCACTCGGAACCAACCTGACGCCAATCGTAAGGACACGAGCGCACGCCAGGGCACTTTTGACGGAAGACACGCGCTTCAGGAAAGTGCGAAGGGAGTTGTACGATACGACCTATGTGCAGACGCTCTTGAAGTTGGGAAAGCGTCCCCACCCGGTTCCTCGCAACCTTCCGGCGCTCTCCCCGGTATTTAGGACAAAGGAGGAAAAGGAGAAGTACCACAACAGTCTTCCGGAGAAGAAGAAAAAGCATCGAGAAGGTTCTCGCGGGAATGTATGGTGGAATGTGATAGGAATAGAGAAGTACCCAACTCGAAAAGAGCGCAGGAAGATGCAAAGAGAGGGGTGGGATTTTGAGTATGAAGGGAGACTAAAACTATGAATAATGAAGATACTCCTATCCCAGGGCTTGAGAGGGACGAAAAGGAACCGACGAAAACCCAGGTTGAAGCTGCATTATCGAAGATTACTTCTGTTCCAGAAGATAATCAAAGCCTGCTAAGTCCCGAGGCTCTGGAAGAGTTGCGTATCCAAGCCTTGATAAATGAAGAGTCTTTGCCTGCTACTTTTCTCGCAAAGGCGGCTCCCCATCTTCATAGTACGAACGGGGTAGTCGATTTCGCGACGACTGTATGTCTATCAGTAGCTCGTGGAGAAATCAAGGCCGGACAATCGGCAGAGCTACGAAAGTGGGCCGAACTTATGTACACTTGCATTGTGGCGAACGGTCCCAAGAACCAACAGAACGTACAGGTCAACTATGTTGAGCAACTCATTCAACTCGCAGGAGGAGAAGAAGCTATGCAACCAGACGTTCTTGACGTTAGGGATGCCATAGTAACCCCCCGTAAAAAAGCCCAAGGAGAATAAAATGGCTGATCCAATCGCCCAGAGAGAGCAAGAAGAAGTAGATCTTATTTTGGCAGCTATGCAGCCAGGAGCAACTCCCGAGCAGATTAGGGCAGCTACAGATATCCTTCACAAACGAAAGAAAGGTCCCGCAGATCCCGAAATCGCTGCTCCCCCTGCTTCATTAGAGGATCGAACCGATCCTTCTCAAGCAGCACGAAGAGCGATGGAGGCTCACTCAACTGCGCCCAGCCAGCAGCGATCTCAGCCTTCTCCGCGTTTTCCTCGGCCTGACAAGATTCGTGAGGGAGCGGCACCCCCCGCTCAGGCTATGCCTCCGGTTAAGATCGGACAGTAGCCATGGCTGATGATGTTCCAGAGCATCTAAAAGAGATCATTCAAATTCGAACTCAGCAAGTAAAAAAGCTGTCCGAAGAATTGCGGATGACACCGAATACTTCTCCCAGTTGGGCGCAACTGGATGGAGACATTGAGAGCATAGAGAAAGAGATCGAACGACTAAAGAATAGTCGGACCTATGAGCAGTTTGGAAGGCATCCGTCTGCTGACGCTGCCCACAATTTGGGGGAGGGGATTGGAAAGGGCAACCTTCGAGACCTCCGAGATCGCTACCGAGATGTAGAAGACGCAATCGGGTCTCCTCACCATCGGGCAGTTGTCGAGAACTTAGATCCAAGACTCCGGCAAGTTCTTGAGGCGGAAGGAGGAGAAGCCTTTCGGGTGATGCCTCGGTATCTCCAACATTCTCCGCCAGAAACTCAGAAGCTGTTTGCGGATGTTTTGGAGAGAACAGAGCCTTCTTATATAGATGTGGGGTTCCCCCAAGGGCAAATGGACGATCCTTCTTGGACAAGAACATTCATTCAGGGCAACACTCCAGCCGTAAACATCACCCTAACCCCAGGCCACGGGGGATCGGCTGAAGTCCTAAACATGGAAAACATTGCGAAACCAGGTCAAGCCCGAGGGGCGGGGAGGAGCTTTCTCCAGGAAATCACAGACTTGGCCGACAAAAACCAGGCGAACATGACCCTTACAGCCGCCCCCTATTCCTCGGGGCGAGGAGGACGAGTTGATCGAAGCCGTCTCCAGCAAATGTACGGAGACTTAGGTTTTGAAGAGTATCGTTCAATAGGTGCGGTCGGAAACGATAGTCCCGGTATGGTTCCTCTTCGGCAAAATGATATCTATCCGATGGTCAGAGAACCCAGACCAGCAGATCCGCCAGGAGCCGCTGGAGTATTTGAGCGACAAAGACGGAAACGGGAAGCCGGAAGAGGCGAAGCAACCCCTGAACTGACTCCGGAAATGAAGGCAGAAGAACAGCGAGTTCGAGAGCTAAGGCAGACAATCTACGAACAAGACCGAAGGCTCTCTGATCTCAATCCTGATTCTCCGGCTGCGTGGGATGCAAAGAGGAAAAAATCTGCTGCGAAAGCACTCCTTCGGGGGATGGGACGGCTTGCAGTAGTCGCCACTCCGTTGGCTACTCTCTATGAAGGTGTAGCCTATGCCCAGGATGTGGCAGATGAAGGTCCAGTCGGAGGGACTCGTAAATACGTCGGGGAGGGAATAGAAGGCACGGGCGCTCTGGCTTCTGGCGTTGAATCACTGACCGAACGTGAGACTCTCGAAGAGATGATGGGATACCCCACTTCGCCCACGACCAGGGCTATGCGGTTCGGTGGTGATGTCGCGGGGGCAATCGGCAAAGGCCTGGGCTACCTTGGCCGCGCTATTGTAGGCTCGGATGAGGAAGAAGAGGAAGAAATTCCAATAGCGGTCAACCCGAGTGATCCCGGCACGGAAGACCCAATTCGGGGTACTCCCGCAGAGATGCGCCGAGAAGCAGCACGTCGGGCAGTAGCACGGGAAAGGGCAAGAAAAGAATGATCGAATTACCATCAGAAACACCGTAGGAGAGTAAAGTGCCATCAAGTACAACCCAAGCAGACGAGACTCGTCGTCAAAGAGAAGCAGCAGCCAGCCGAGCAATGGGCACTTCTGCATCTGACGTCGAGAGTGTAATGAATCTGGTCGGAGGAGAACCAGTTTCTCAAGAAGAGATGGACGCGCGAATCCGGGTGTCAGATAAATTGGATCGGGGAGAAGAACTAACTTCTGATGAAGAAGCATTCATGGTCGGACCAGAAGAGTTTCCTCCCACAGAAGAAGAATTGGCTGCTCAAAGGGCCGAGCAGGATTTTCAGGACTGGGCGGTAGAGATGAGCCTTGATGCCTCTCTTCCTGAAACTCGACAAAAGTATGATCGACAGAATGAGCTTCGAGCAGCAGAAGATCGTTTAGAGGGCAGCGAGATTTATCCTACTAAAATGCCTACTACTGCGGATAGAAACATGCGAAGGGAGGGATACGACTTCAAGTCGTTGCCTGATGAGTCCCCAGTCTATGACCACCCTTCTATGCATCTTGGCAAAAACCGCCCGAGCCAGCCTACTGTTCCGCAAGGCCAAACTCATGTGGGTCCTGGCATCACGCTGGGCTCTGCGAGAGAACGGTTTCCAGAATCAGATGATCCCGCTGCCATGCGAAAGGCTGCCGCAGAGAATAATACTCCTCGAAGAAGGCGTCCCTCCTGGATGGGGACTTTCGGCGGAATGGGGGGTGAATAAATGCAACGTCCTCCTCTTACAGTCGCCAGTGCCCAAGAGTCACGTCCAGGGAAAGATGCCCTTACCGCCCTTCGGGAATCGGCAGCCTCTCGGGCAAGTCAAGTAAACCAAGAGATGGCAGATGCCCAGAAAGTGCGGAAAGCCAAAGAAGATCCAAATGCAGCAGCGGATAGGAAAAAGAAAATCCAAGCGATAATAGACCACAAATCGTCCAGTGCTTCCGCTCCTACTCCTACTCCTGCCGGGTAGTACATGAGTCAAGCGAATGCAGCGCAGCTTCTAAATACGCTCCGGTCCCCGGCGCATGCCCTTGCTGCATTTGGAGAAGTTCATGATCAGAAAACAGGACGGTTCGTCAAATACAATCCGACAGCGATTACGGGAAAACTCCAGTTGGAAGTCCTTGACTATATGTCGAACACCCCAAGACTCCCTTCGGGGGAGACGATCTTCCTTACGCTCCTGGGCTACCGTCAGGCGGGAAAAAGCCTCACGACAGAATACGCAGCCTATTGTAAAGCAGCCTTCATCCCGGGCTGGGACCACGTTTGTATCGCGGATAACCGTGACCGCGCTGACTACCTCCATAAACGTGTTCACTATTTGCACCAACGGTGGCCGAAAGCTCTCCAGTCGCGTTCGATGGCGACCCGAGAAAGCCGTCAGCTTACGTTTGATCCCCTACAAGGGGGAAAAATGCGCGTCCTCTCTGCCGAATCGGGAGCGGTTGGTGTTGGTCAGTCTCCTGACTCTTTCCATGCTTCCGAGTGCCATCTTTGGTCAGACTTCAACGGATCAATGTTTCTTATCAACCCGTCACTCATCAACAGGCGAGAGGCGCTTGTAGTCTTTGAGGCCACCCCTTGGGAAAGGAACTGTGCTTGGCACGAGCACTATGTGATGGCAAAGAAGGGTGCGGGTAGGCACAAAGCTGTATTTTTTCCGTTTTGGGATGGAAAGCTCAACTCTCGTGCGACTCCAAAGGACTTTCAGCCCACAAATGAAGAGGTTGGTCTCCTAAATCGCTATGGTCCCCAAGGGTTGACTACCGACAATCTCACTTTTCGCCGTTTCATCATGGATACGGACCCGGAAGTTCGACGAAATCCCGAAATGTTCGGAGTGATGTACCCGTTCGACGACATTTCTTGCTGGATTGCGTCGGCAAACTCCGCAATTCCCGAACATGCCCTCAAAAAGCACCTCCAAGCCGACCTAAAACCATGGACTGGGCCCTATCAGGAGTACGAACCTCCTCAAGAAGGCGCAATTTACGCAATTGGGGTGGATCCGAGTGGATATGCGGCCCGAGATCACGCTTCTTTCCAGGTTTTGAAGTGCTGGCGAGGAGAATGGACCCAGGTTGCGTGTTTCGCGGAGCATATCGACCCACTTTCCTTCACAAATCAGCTTGTGAGGGTCGCAAACCGCTACAATAAGGCTCTAATTTGCGTTGAGTCCAATGGTGTGGGTCAATCTGTCTTGGCCCTGCTGGATGACCGAGATTATCCAAATTTGTACTATGAAGCGAAGTTCAAGGCCGGTTTTACCACTACATCCAAGTCTCTTGACCAAGCAACAGGCTGGGTAATCGACGCACTGATGGATGAACTGGTTTTGAGCGATCGAGATCTTCTTCAACAGCTTCAAACCTATAAAAACGACAAACGCACCGAGGAATCCGCTGCGGCGGAGATTCTTAGAGGGTCTTCCAGCAATCGACGTCGAGATCGACACCACTGGGATAAAGTTTCTGCTCTGATGATGGCCGTTGTGGGCGCTCGCTATCTTCCCGTCCGAGACAAGCCCGGAGCGAAGAAGGAGGAAACGAATGTGCTCATGTTTACTGGGATGAGTTACGATGACCAAGAGCGGTATCGTAAGAAACTCTCAGAAGACAAAGTACCGGCCAGATCTCGCCCAACCTATCGATCTGTCCGGCGGAGGAAAAGATGACCCAAGTTCCTGAAATCTATCGGGATCCAAATCGTGATGTCGCTGTGGTAGACCTCGCACCTGGACTCAAGCTCACTGTTCCTCTGAGTTTCTTCTCGAAGTATGGAACACTTCAAATGAACCTGAAGGAAGTTTCTCCTGTACTGGAAGAACTGTACTCCTTGATCACTCTCGTTCCTGCTCAGGGAAATCCTGGGATCACATTGAAGGAGGCGATAGAGTTCGATGGCCGCTGATGAGATCCCTCCTTTCGAAAAGCCGGATGAACTAACGGCTCCCGATACGATGAGTCTGCTCCGGTCTTATGCCCTGGGGCAAATCCAAAAAAGAACGCGGGAAGCGATGAAACCTTCCCAACAAGATGTGAGTGAAGGGGCACTTCCGGAAGCACCGCCCCCACCTGGGCAAGAGGAGCAGCCGGTCAGGCCAAAGAATCCCTTCCCAAACCCTTATGAATACGACGAGGAAGAAGCCTGATGCTTACAAAAAAGCAGATTACCGGATTGATCGACACCCATAAGGGTCGATCCTTTATTGACCAACGAGAGTGGGACAAGGTTCGATCTTGGTACACAAGCGATGCCTCGGGCAACTATTCTCAAGACCTTCCTCAAGGTGCGGGAAGTCCTGTAGATCAGACGGATGATCTCAGCATGGAGACAAACTATCCGTATGCTTTCGTGGATACGATGGTCGCAAACATTTGTCCCAACAATCCAGAAGTTACGGTAAACGCCCGACGTCGCCATCTTCATGAGCCCGCGAAATATCGGGAAGCCCTCATCAATGACACCTTCCGTCGTTCGGGTGCCCACCGCATTCATTGGCGTGCAGCGACGATGGCGAGTGTTTATCCTCGGTCTTTTGTGAAAGTAGTTTGGAACTTCCGAAAGCGTTCTCCCGACTTTCTTGTCGTTGACCTTCGGCACGTTTGGTTTGACCTCACGGCGGAGAGATGGGAAGACATTCGATACATCATCGAAGTCACAGTTCTCACCCGGGAAGATTTCAACGCTCGCATCAAAGGAAAAGGCGACAAGGCTGATCGCGCCTACAACCCAAAAGTCGCAGAGAGCGCATCATTCGGCGGTTATCCCGAGTGGCTACGAGACCGCCAGAAAGACCAATCTCTCATGAACGACTCCTCGAAAGAGGTCTTCGAGTGGGTAACTGTCTACGAAGTTTACGATTTCACAGGAGAGGGCCGGTACTACCACTACCTCGAAGAGGAAGAAGAGCCGTTGTTTGCGGGAGAACTTCCGTACCGATTCGTCCGTAATCCTTTCTACCGACTCTCTTTCAATGACAACCTCCAGGATATTGGAGGATTGAGTGATGTTTCCTTGATTCGTCCAATCCTTGAGCGCCTCAATGAGTTGGACACCTTGATGCTCTGGTTCGCTCAAACGGCGATTCCGGTCACGATGCTCAACTCTGGTCTGGTAGACAATCCGGAACACATTCGAAGTCAGTTACGAAATGCCACATCCCCGGGCTCAATCGTAGAGGTTGCAGGAAAAGCAAATGCGTCCATCCAAGACATCATCGGACACACCCAGACCCCAAGCCTTTCCCCAGAGTTCATCGCAACCCGAGACAGGTGCATCCAAATCATTGAATTTATCTTGGGTATTCCGCAATACTCTCGGGGAGTTGTCGGTGTATCTGACGTGGCAAC